CATCAGAGTTGACAATAGTAAGATCAGGAATATTAGCACTACTAATTGTGATACCTGTAGGTAACGCTCCAGTGGCAAGTTTTGACAAGCCAATTGCAGCATTACTAGCTATCTTTGCATTATTTATAGCTCCAGCGTTTACAGTGACAGATGTTCCATTACTGGCAACTGTTATATCACCCTTGTCTCCATCAGAAACTATTGGTCCTTGTGGACCAGGGGCTTTTACAGTTACAACTTGAGTGACACCTTCAGTTACCGTAACTTGATAGGTATCTTCTGTTATATTTACGTTTGTCATTGTGCTGTGTAACCCTCTTTCATATATATTGTACCTTTAATAAAATATTCTCTATCACCATTTGGTTCAATCTTTAAAATATCATACCTATAAATATTATCTGTCATATTAGTAGTCTGAGTATCTGTTACTTTCCAAGTCACATCGCCTCCTTCAACACTTACAACTGTGATAGTTGCATCTGCTAGTTTAGTTGTTCTACCTTCATCCCATATTTGAGATAAAATTGTTTTTCCTGTAAGATTTTCATTGTTATTATTACCATCCTTAAGGTTTACAGAAAAAGAATGATCTGCTCTCCTATAAATTTTTAGATCGTGTTTGCCAGGATTTGCCATAGTTACTAACTTGTTATATACAGAATAGCTTATGTAATTTCTGTAAGATTAAATTTATATTTTTTGCCACTAATTCTATTAATCAAATATAAATCATTTAATCCTTCTTGTATAGCCCAACTTCCTTGTGTTCCATCAACTTCATTCGGTGTTGATTCTAAATTAGACATATTTATATCTTGAGTAGTAACTGCTCCTTGCACAGTGATTCCATTAGCAGTAGTTTCAAACTTTTTTGAATTATTAAAATATAACAATTGCCCTGCATTTAAGTTTGCTTGATATGCACTATCGGAACCTGAACTATCTATTGTTTGTATCGTAAAACAAGGATTACCTGTTTGTTGACCCAAAGTTCTAGTCTGAAAAATTGTTTGAAAATCTGTTTGTGCACTTAAAAGATTAGTTGAGAAAGTATGTGTTATTAAGAAGTCATCACTAGTTCCTAACGAAATTCTTATATTATCTGTAAATTTTAAAGCTCCTTGGTTTGAGTTTGCATCTGCATCAAAAGTTATAGTTCCAGCAGAATTTATAACGTCAAAGATTACATCATTTCTAAAAGTCATTGTACCATTAATAGTACTTGCCTGATCTATAAAAAGACCTCCAGTTAAATTCGCTAAATTATAATAAGTACTTGTGTTTGAGCCATCACGATAAGTTAATTTGCCTGTATTTTCATTAGCAAAAAATTGACTGGGATAACTTGTTGAAGGAGCGTTTTGATCTCTATTATTTGAAGCTAATGCCTGAAAAGCACTATTTAAATCAATAAGAACCTGATCTCCTGTATTATCTTCAATTACAAAATCGTTTTGTGACATATCAGTTTTTTTATTATTTTAACTACTAATCGTTCCAAAACCAACCGCAATGTAATTAAAATTTCTTGTAACATATGCTGTACCGTCAGCATTTTTTATATCAACAGTAAATTGATTTGATTTTACATTTGTTACGTTAATAGTTTCATTATTTTGTAAAACACCATTTGAGTCTGGTTGAAGACTAATTCTTACGTTTGGTACGGGATCTGTTATATCAGTATTAGAACTACCGCCAAAGAAGGCCTTATTAAAAGTAACAGTTTTACTCGCTCCATTATTAGAAATCGGATTAATATTTATTTCTGTTCTTTCTTTTAATAACATTTTAAAACCAAGTTTTTTTACTTGAATATTTTGTGATTTATCAGTTACGTTAAACTTCAAAGTAAATTTAAAAGCTCTACCCGTAAATATTGATTTATTAACAGGCAATAAATCTTTATTAGTAAAATCACTGGCAGCGTAACTAGAACCACTAGGGTTTGAACTTGTTACCTGAACAAATAATTCTGCATTGCTATCAGTTGCAATTAAAGAAGCAAAACTACTCCATTGACTAACATTTAAATTATTTAAATCCGATCTTGTTGCAAAAGTTATACCTGGATAATATCCAGTTGATTGCAATATTTTTTCTATACTGACATTAGTGTTTTGTTCTAAATCAACAATATTTTCAAAGGAATAAATTCCAGAATTATTTATACCATGATCAGTTAATATTAGTGCTGATTTTGAATTATCAAAAATACAAGTTGCAGTGTTAGTAGCATCTGTTTTCGTACCATTAAAAGGAGTCCCGCTTAAATCGGCTTCATCAACTAACTTAAGCTGATGTTCACCTTCATCTTGTTGTGAACTAGTATTTAAAACTCTGGATATAGCTGATTGATTACCTGTATCGTCTTCAAACTTAACTACATATATTCCCGTTAAATTATCAACAACAACACGATTTGTATTGCCATCAAAAATTTTTGGTGCAGTATTTGTATTATTTATATCAGCAGGTTCACTGGTAGTTGATAAATGATGTACCAGTACATTTCCTCCAAATAAAACATCTAAATCAGTTGATTTATCAAATAATAAAACAGTTCTATTTTTTTCATCTCTAATTAATTTTAAATTTTGTGGAGCTAATGGTTTAGCTTTTTTCTTTTTAATTTCAAATGATACTTCATTAGCTTTTTGATCTATAACACCAAAAAAGTTTATACTTTGTACTTTTAATTTATAACGACCATTAGATAAATCTTTCTTTTCATATTGATTAGTAAAAACTTCAATTTCTTCTTTGAAGTTTGTATCATCATTATTGTTTTTTGATACTTTTTCTAATGTAACTAAATATCTAGAAATGCCTCTAGCAAACGACCATGTAGCTCTTAAAAAGCTTATAGCCTTATTATCTTCCACAATTATAAATTCTTCTGCATGTAAATTATCAGGCGGTACAAGTGTTGTTAAAACTTGGTTGGATTCAAATTCTTCTGAGTCACCAGACTCTATAACAGAGTATTTAGTAGCATCGTAAATTACAGCACTGATAGAATAAATATTTTCTTGCTCACTTAAAGAAATAATACGATAGTCCTGAGTTTCTGTTTGTGAAGCCTTCTCATAAACCCATACAGTATTGACCTGAATTTTATTTCCTATATCAGTGTCACTGAATGTAATAGTTTTTGCAGTTGCGTTTATGGATGATATTGTTAGTTCTTTTTTAATAAAGGGTAACGATTCAGTATCAGATTCCGCATTTAGTTTAGTTATATGATTACTGGTTATTGAGCTTTGATTTTCTATCGTTTTTAAGATTATAAAAAATTTATCATTGGGATCTACAGAAGTGACACCATCGGGAAATAAATCTAATGTTAGTGTTTTACTGGAAGAATCATATAATGAGACCCTGCCTGAAACCCTTTTATTGCTTTTCATTGGGTCTTGTATTGTTATCACATCTCCAGGGTTTAAAAGCGTTCCAGCAGCAGCATTTGTAGAAAAATTAACGATATCTGCCTGATTATTCTGTGTAAATATATGCCATCGTCCAAATCGTTTTGCCTGATCACGATCAGTACAACCTACAGCTTCTAAATTACGTATATTTTCTCCATAAAGAGTTTCAAGGGAACTATTTACTAAAACGTCACTTGCGTTAACAGTAACTAAATCAAATTCTCTTTTCTCATTGTCAAAAAACTTTACATTAACAATAGTATCCCTTGATGACTGTGCTGGACCTGTATAACCAAAACCACCCTCTAATACATTTGCATAAGAGAAGAGATATACGCTATCTGCTGGTCTGTCCTGAGTTAAGGAGATACGACCTTCTGAAACAAAAAGGGAAGCCCTCATAGATTCAGCCACCTGATTTAACAAGGAGAAAGCATCAGTAGGAGTTTGGAACGATTTATTAAAAGAGAATCGAGGTTTATCAACTCCATCTTCTCCTGTTATAGTTTCATTGTTATATTTTGAGGCTTCAAAAAAAGCAAATTTATCAATTAGATCATCAGTAACCTGTTGGCCCATACCTACTCTTGCATCTGTGAGTAAGTCAAAAAGAATCCATGCTGGATCATTTGTCCATTCTGAATCAGTTTTAAACGTACCATTAAAAGCTCCGCTATATGTGATGCTTCCTGTCGCAATATCTACTGTTGCATTATGAGGTATTTTAACTTTTTTACCTCTAATTCTGTACAGCCTTGAAGGCATTGAACCAAAAACTTCAGCATCAAATCTTATTGCAGTATATGCAAAGTCAGGATATGTTTCTTTTCGAGACACTAAACCTGTTATGCCTGAAACTATCATATCGTTTGCAACTTCAGAGCTATTATTATCTGCGGTTTCTCTTGTGACCCTTATTCTTATAGGAAAATCTGCCTCCTGTACAAGAGTATCACCATTATTGTCTAGAAAATCTAAAATATGATCTTTAAAATATGGAGAAAAAGTTATACCTGTAACAGAAGCTCCACCAGTTACATTTGCACCATCTCTAAAGTCTAATCCATAATCAATTTGACAAGTGCCGACAGCACCAATTTCAGGATGATCTAATGAGTTACCATTATTAGTTAAATTTAAAGGCACAGCAATCTTAAAAGAGTTTTGATGTCTATATCTTTTTTGAGGCCTTTTATTATCATCATCATCATCCAAAGATGCAAAAGATTTGGATTGATCTAATTGTCTAGGCCAGTTTAAACCTGGGTTTAAAGATCCATCATCATCAGAACTAAAAATACCACCATTTAATTGTCCATTATATGTATCAAAAGTTTTTAATTGTTTGAAAGTTACTCCATCAACTGTTTCATTTGTAAATGTAGTTATAGAATTAACAAAATTTGTATCTGTTATAGTTTTATTTGAACCAATTAATCCTACAAGTACTTGTGTTTGTGTAGGGTTACTTCGAGTATCATAAACATATTTATCTGCAATAATTCTATTATCACTACTATCTTTTAAATTTAAAGGAGGTATATGATTCTCTGAGGTAGTAGAAGATTTTTCATGACTGTAATGCAGACTAGAATTATTATTTGAATTTTGGTCGGTTCGTACAACTCGTATTCTTTTATTACCATCTGAACCTTTTTTTCTTTTAAAATTACTAAATCTTAATTCAACTCCATCTCCATAGTTTTTATAATTATCTTCATTTCTATCAAAGTTAAAACTATAAATAGCATAAGTTACATTATTTGAATCTTTAGCATCTGCCCATCTAAACCATTCAACTTGTTTTCGATTTAAATTTCGATTTATATGACTATTAATTGTCTTTTTTACATTGTTATTTGTATCTAAAAGTTGAATCTTATATTCTACTGATGCTGGATCTTCTCCATTATTTGAAAATAAAGTTGGAAATTTTAAAGTTATTCTAACAGCGTCAAGTTTTTCTTCAAAAACTATATCTTTATTAAATGGTGTCACTTTGCTTACCTTTACAGGTACAGTTTCTAATAATTCTCTTTCAGTCTGATTTAAAAAATTTATACTTGTTTGATTATTTGTACCAGTTCTACTGACAGTTCTAGGAATATTTGCCTTGTCACTTCCGAAGTTAAAATGTTTTGTAAGATCAAGATCTTCTAACGTATCTGGGGCTAATTTATTTAACACAGGAGTTTTATTTAAAAAAACATCTTTTAAACCTATAATTTGATATTTACTAGTTGCACCATTGTTAAATGGTATTCCTAATTTATGTGGAGTAGCAAAACCAGCAATTTCCCCTTCTGCAAGTAGATCTAAAATAGTTACAAATTGCCGACTTTGTAAAGATCCTGCCTGTGGATTTTTTCTTGTTACAAATTCTTCATCACCAAGCTTTGCTCCTGTATTTAAAATACTAAAACCTTTGCCATCAAACTTACTGCTATTAATACTTGAATTCGTCATAACAATAATTAATTCTTAACTTGTGCTGTATCGACACCTGCTGAAATAACAACAGATCCGACAAAACACTCTCCATATACTAATGGTACTGCAACTCCAGGTCTACTTACATTCTGTAAACCGTTAAAACTAAAATTATTACTAACCTCCTCTTCTGGAAAGTCTGGTCTTTTAGGTGGAAATAAAAGTCTTTCAACACCGTTAAGTAATAAGCCTGCACCTAAAGTAAATAAAAATTGAGTTAAAGCCTCTCTTCCAGCATTTTGTGCGATAAAACCTGCTCCAGTAATAAGAGCACCTAAAAGAAATTGAAAAAACCTACCTGAAACTACTGGTATTATTACCAGATCTCCCTTGTCTAACTTAACTGGAATCTCATCATTAAAAATTACGTTATCACTGACTTTTACCTTATATATATTCTGTTTTAAATAAGCTTTTACATGAGGATAGTTAGAAGTTAAAAATCCATAAACATCATTTAAGTTATCTATTTTCGCATAAGCTGTATGCCAACCTAACATCTCTGCCAACCTGCCATAGACTTTTATTTTTCTTAATTCTTTATCATTACTATGTGTATCAATAAACTTATCTCTAGACAGTAAAGGTTTATGTTCTTTAGGCTGAAGTTCAACAAAATTTTCACTGATAGGTGCAAATATAAACCATGACAAACCAATATTATTACAGTTTTCTATATCAAGTTCTGATGCTCTTAAATCACCATTGGGGTGAGAGTGACAGATATGAAGTATCTTTCCCGTGTCTTCTGCTTTAGCC